TGACGACAGCGTCACCGCGGTAGCCTCGCATGGTCTCCCCGTAGAGAGCCCATACGATAGCCTCCATGACACTGCTCTTTCCCGCCCCGTTCGAGTCAGCGCCCTGGGAGTCGTCGTTCTTGCCCAAGACGGCAATAAGTCCACGACTGTCCAGCTCCACCATCTGGGCCGGCTCCCCGTAGGAGAGGAAATTGGCCATCCGCACCCACAGGAGCTTCATTCGCCGACCTCCTCCAGAATGTCTCGGCCGATTTGGAGCAAGTAGTCCTCTTCCAACCCACCGGTGGCGTGCACACCAGATTTCACATAGCGCCGCATAAGATCTGAAAACGACATCCCCGTGTCTACTTCAATACGCGGCCCCTGCGCGCGCGTCTTGGCTACCTTTGGCGGAACCACTTCTAGTGATCGAGCGCCGGTAGCGGTGCGCATTTCCTCGCGCTGATCATCAGTGTAGTTGGCGTTGGTGTCATCGATCACACGTACGTAATTGTCTTTGAACGGTGCGAAATCGTCATTGTGAAAGCGCTTGTGGAACCACCCCTCTCGACACTCCACGAACTGCGGCGCCTGTAGAGTGTGACGGGTGTGACTCTTTGTCTCCGTGTCGTACACGAGAAACCCACGCCACTGGTCCCGATCTCCCCAGTTGTGCTGGAGCGCGGCGCCGATGTACCACCCGTTAGCCGCAATCTGCTGGTGTAGGTGGTAGTGCCCCAGATATGCAGCGTCGAAGGCGCCAGCATTTAGATCGGCTGCGTCGGCGTCGTATGGATTGACGTACACGAAGTCTGCTCCGACCTTCGCCCCCCGGATACCTAAGTGACCCAACAAGATTTTAGGGACTTGAGCTATTGGGCATGGTTCTTGCACGATGTCCCGAAGCTGCTCTACGTTCTCCATGTACGGGATCGCCATGATGGCGTATGGCTCTCCACTCTTGCCGTGCACCACGAGCCAGCCCGGATTGTCGGTCACGCTGCAGAATGTTCGAAACGCGTGAATGCTGTGGGTGTTCCCCTTCTTGTCGGCCTGATCGTGATTGCCGTGAATCATGACCAACGGGATGCCGTTGAGGGCAAACTTAGACATTGACTCGTAAACAGCGTTGAATGCTGCGACGTTGATGGTGCGTCGAACGTGGAACAAATCGCCTCCGAACAGCGCCAGGTCTACACCCTCGGAAACGCAATAGTCCACCACTTGGTCAATGCAGTGCACCGCGTCCGCTAGCCGCGAGTTCATGCCGTTCTCCAAGATGCCGGCATACGGCTTGAATGGATGGGCGTGCAGATCGCTGAAGATGGCCACCTTAGTCATCTGTTGTCTCGTTCTCTGACCAAGTGGTGAACTCCCCTGTATAGCGATTCCAGAACCCCCAGCCTTGAATCTTGCGCCCGCGCACAAACAGAGTCCAAGCACCGCGCTGGCTCCCATCAGCAGCTAGAAACAGGTCTGCGCGATGAAACGAGCCACTGGTTAAAACGTTCACGGTGCCCGGCCTGCGTGGATTAACCTCTACTGCGTATTTTCCCGGCGCGCCTAGTGGTGCGCCGCGTCTCTCTTCTACATAACCGCCTGTAAGGATAAGGCTCGCAGCCCAGTTCCAGGGATGGTTGTGGAGGTCTCGATCCTGGTCCCCCGCATGGAAGTAGTGCAGAAATACTCGAAACGGAAGAATCTTTGGTGTGAGAAAAAGGCGCGTGAGATACGGTTTTCCGCCTACTTCAATCAACCGACCTCCGGCATCGCCCCTGACGCTCCTCCACATGCGTGCGAATGTCCAAAGCGCGCGATCTAAGCGCTTCTCCCACCACTTCATCAGTATGTAACCTCCGACGTTTCAATCACGAAAACGTACTCACACGTATAGAACGGCTCGTTGGGCCAAGAGCACGGAAACCCCTCACGGTCCAGCCCGCAACTTCCGTCCACCCACCAAACGTACGCGCCCTGCACAACCGAAGCCGGGTCTGGGTTCTTCTGCAGGTAGATGGTGCGGTCCGACCAATCCCAGGGAAGTGGCCAGGGAGAAGACTGCCACACGCGCCAGCGACAATGCAGGCGCCACAGCGTGTCGTCGCCTTCCAACGGGTCACAAGCCGAGATCCAGGCGCCAGGACCTTGGCTGTGCTTGGGATGGTCCGTGTCTAAGTCTTTGACGTCGATCGTAAGCCAATCGCCGTTCATATGGCATCCGATATTCTCGGCGTGCGCTCCGACGTAGGGTCCCTCAAGGTGCCACGACGTGGGTACACGCTCCACAGGAGTCGCGTCCACTGCAGGCGGCGCGGAGGCGTCCACTACCTGCAGGTCGTCGGAGCTTGTACAGGCGGCAAAAAAGAGAAGCGTTCCTAGTCCCAAAATTCGCACGTAGTCTACATGCTCCCCTCGACTGCCGCCAACAGATCGTCATACTCCGCGTGGGGTACTACCGTCGTCTCGAACCCGCCATAGCCTTGGAACTTGACCGTTTCCCCCTTTGGCGTAACCCAGGTGTACCAAGATCCAGCCTGAGAAATTACGCCTAGACGCACACCGACGTCGAACACGGTGTACTCATTGACAAAGCCACGTCCGGCCATGATGACCGCGTCGCGCTCAAGCAAGAATCCAGCCATGCTGTTCTTTAACGCCTTCACCCTCACCCTTTGGCCAATAACTCGGTCTCGTCCGCCTACAGGATCCGCGTCCTTGATCTGACCGACTGGGGTGAGCTGCAATCTCACAGTCGCGAAATATTTCGGTTTGTTGCCTCCTCGGGTCTCACGAGGAGACCCGTAGGACGTGCCGATCTTCGTGTACTCGTGGTTTGTGTACAGGTACGACGCGCGCGTCTTGGTTACGATGGTGTTTATTGCCTCCATACCGTCGGAGATCACCTTTGCACGACGCATGCCGAATTTCTCGGCCTGCTCCATGATGTTCTCTTTGGCATTTTCGTCGAGCTGCTCAGCGCCGGCTGTGCCTCCAAGGGAGTCCCACAGCAACAACACCAACCTGTCCGCGGCGTTCGTGCGCGCGAACTGGAGCGCCCGATACTGCTTCTCGAAAACGTCCTTCAGATCAGTCGCTTTGATCCTAAGAATTCGACTTACGTCAACGCCCAACCTGGACCAGTACACGTCGTCGATGCGCTCTTCCGTGTCGGTAACTACGACAATGCCACCTAGCGCCTGGGTCTCTGCGGCGATCTGAGCGCACAACGTTGTCTTACCGCTGTTGTTGGGCCCGCTCACTTCCATCTGACGACCGAAGGGAACCAATGAAGAGCCCACGGGGCGCCCTCCCCGCAGCACGGAGTCCACCACCATGCTGCGACTGGACGCCCAATGGTCAATGTGCGACAACGTATTCTGCGCGTCTAGTCGAGTGACCGAATCCTTCCCGAAATGCTTGTTGATGTCGTCTTGTAGTCGTCCCAAGACCGCGTCAACTCCTGCAGAATCGGTGAACATTGGGTCCTTCTTCCTGCGCGCAGCCATACCTTAGCTCCCTTGGTGCAGCATGTTTTCCATCTGCTTGATCAACGCGTCAGCCTCAGCGGTCGCTGCTGGAGCGCCATTCTCGGCAGCCTTTTTCCTTCGCCGAGATGTCTTCGGCGCGGTGAGCTTGCCTGCGTGTGTACCGCACTCTTGATAGAATGGGCACTGGTCCAAGGTCTCTCCGTCCACAAGACCTCCCATACACTCCGGATCGTCTGTGGCAAACGTGACGGTGTCCTTGAAACACTCCGGCGCGTCCACGGGAGCTGGCTCTTCGTCTATGTCACTCGGGTCCTCCTGCTGAGGCACGGGCTGTGCTGGGGGCGGAGGCAGACCAACAGGCTGCGGAGACGATGGGAGACCAGGAGATGCCGACTGGGCGAGATTTCCAGACAAGGAACCGAGCATCTCCGCGGTCGTGCGAGGCTTGTTGAGCGCGTCGAGGTTGTACATCGCCTTCTCGACAGGCTGACCAATCACCTGTACAGGTGCGGAGCCCTTGGGAAAGACGTTGTACTTGGTCCCCTGCTTGCCGGCGCCGGTCTTCTTGATGACCACGTTCTGACCAGCCACCAAGTCGGTGATGTCTCCCAGCTCGACAAGATAGTCGATCAGCTGCTTGTAGATCATCGGACCGTAACGAAAGGTTTGGATCTTGGTGTCGCCAACATCCCACGAGACGTCCCGACCCGCAGTGACCATCTGATCCTTCTCCTCTTGCGTGAAAACAGGATCGTCGAGGTCAACGACGTTCGACAGAAATCCCTGCTTGGCCTGCATTTCCGATGCGCGCTCTGCGTCGGTGGGATCACCTGTGGCGCGAAGCGCTTCCACCTTCTCACACACAGGACACGGGTCTCCGAGTGCCGGCGTCTTGAGCGGACACGTGAACGACATTTGATTGTCGCCGGTGCCGATACGCCAGTGTGTGTACACCTCGCGCGCGAAGTCTCCCGCGTTGGGCCCTTCGTCCGTCCACGGAGGCATGATACGAATGTTGTTCGTACCTGTTTTGGGCGACCACCGGCGAACTCCGCCGGTTAGGCGCGCGGCCTCTTTCTGCTCTTCTTCTTGCTGACGCTTTTTGACCTTGGTTAGATCTACCCCCATGGGGCTCTCCTCTTTACTTGCGGCGTCGCCGCGGTTGTGGTTCGGCGATATTCGCCACTGGTTGAACTGATTCCAAATCTGGTGCTTTCGAAGCGGCAATGATTTCCTTCGCTACCTCTCGCTTGGCTTCCAGCACGCGCGTCGGCATCGCACCAATTCGCGCAGCCGCGCCCATCTGCATGAGCATGTCACGACGCATCGCAATGGCGCGCGCTGCGATATCGAGCTGACCCGAGAGGAGCTTGGCCTTGTGATAGGCCTCCAGCGCGTCCTTGTATCTGGGGTCACCGTGTACCTCGTTCTCGCACATCTTTTCGGTGTACTTGAACTTGCCGTTCTGTGCCTGCACTGCTAATGCGTGCGCGCGTTTTTCTGCGTCTACAGACGCCTCTACGTTCTCTAGCACGGCCTTCTTGCGATCGGCAAGATACTTGGCCTCCTCCCCTAGAAATGCGTAGAAAGCATACCTCGCCGGCTGTTCAGCGAACTCATTGTCGAGATCGGTACGATCGATGGAAATGTCCTTTTCGAACGAATGCTCATACTGCACGCCGTTCAAATTGATGTCGATCTTAGGTAGATTCATCCAATTTCCTCCCACTTAGCTGGACGGTCACGTTCCCCCAAGTGATGCAGTCTATCAGCCACCTGTGAC